TTACGCGATGCTCTTTCTCAACGGCATTACGTTATAGCCCTCACCTCTTTCTAAAGAAACAAGCAAGTCAGCCCACAACTCCAATGCCTGCTTCCTCTCATCAAAATATTGATAACGGTTATAAATTCCCTCAACACCTTTGATTCTGTGATTCAGGCAGCGTTCTGCAACTACCGGATCAACTCCTAACGCCGCAAGGTGCGATCGCGCGGTACGTCGAAAATCATGAATAGTAAAATTAGGCACGTCGGGGAGGTTACCCTTCACCTTGCTCAATGCTACAGGGAGTGTGCTTTCCTGAATGTGAGGAATCATCCGGTGCTGCATCTTTCTTGCTGGAAGCACCCATTGGCTATTACAGGACATCTGATGCAGTTCTTTCAGCCACTCAAGCGCAGGCGCAGGAATAGGGATGTCGATCGCATCACCATTCTTAACCCGTTCAGCGGGTAAGTGCCAAACCGCTTCATCAAGATCGAACTCCTCCCAGCGGGCACCGCAAAGCTCCATCTTGCGGCAGCAAAACACCAGCAGAAGCTTCATTGTCAGCTCGTTTTGACGTGAGAAGCCTTTTGTCATGGGCATAGCCTGGAAGAGCTTCATCAACTCTTCACGGCTGAGCCAGCGTTCTCTGCTTTGCTCCTGTCCACCAGCATCCGAGATTTCAAAAGAACTAGTAGGGTTGCTTTCAAGCATATGTCGCTTGATACCGAAATCAAAAATACGGCGAGTCCAGCGAAGCACGTCATTAGCGACTGTCGGAGCACCACGCTGAACGATCTTTTGTAGCATATCGTCGATATGCCAGGCTTTAACATCTTCGATTCTGAAATGCCCGATATTAGGGTTGATGTCTTTGTCTATGCGACGACGCAGAATGTCAGGGTGCTTCCACCGGTTGAGGATCTGACGCTCAAAGTATTCCGCAGCTAGTTCTGAAACACGGAGCGCATGTTTCTCCTCCTCCATCTTCTTCAACGCTTCAGCTTTACGTTCCTGCTTCTCTCCTGCTACGTCATGTCCCAAAGCGACACGGGCAGACAGCTCTTTAGCAATTTCCCGCGCTTTCGAGAGCGAAATGCTTGAGTAATAGCCAATCAGCATCACTCTGGCTTTGCCAGCCATTTTGTAGCGAAATCGCCAGAATGGGGCGCTATAAGTCTCTGGAAAACAGATGTATAGCCCATTCCCGTCAGAGCGCCCTGCAAAGTGCTCATTGTTTCTAATCCATGTACGGATTTGTATGTCTGTCAGTTTTCCCATATGTCTCTCATCATCAGAGGGGGTGTACTTAAACGTGTGTACTTAAACTTGAATAAGTACACCTTTAAGTATACGCAGAACACGCGCTGTAGTGATACATCTTGAGACTATATAAAACAAAAAAGGCCATGATTTACAATGGCCTTTTTATCCTGACGAGATTTAGTGAGACTAAGCGAGATCGCGTGAAACGTTACTCGATATTCTGAATCTGCTCGCGCATCTGCTCAATCAGCACTTTCAGCTCAATGGCGGCGTTGGTGACGTCGGCATTGATGGATTTTGACGCCAGGGTGTTCGACTCGCGGTTGAACTCCTGCATCATAAAATCAAGACGGCGTCCAACGGCCTCTTTTTTCTTCAGGATGTTGTAAGTTTCTTTGACGTGTGCTTCCAGGCGATCCAGCTCTTCGGCGACGTCAATACGCTGTGCCATCAGCACCAGTTCCTGCTCCAGACGGTTGTTTTCCAGCTGGACCTGCGCGTCTTCCAGTTTGGCGACCAGACGTTCACGCTGCCACTGGAGGATTTCTGGCATATGGGAGCGAACTTTAACCACTTCGTCGCTGACCCCCTGCAGACGCTGTTCAATCAGCGCTTTCAGTGCCTGACCTTCGGTTTCGCGGGCTTCGATAAAGTCGTCCAGCGTGCCGTCGAGGGCGGCGAGGATATCGGCGGCGATGGCGTCCAGATCCTGCTCCTGGGCAGACATCACGCCAGGCCAGCGCAGAATATCAACCGGGTTAATTTCACCCTCATCGCTCTGCATTTTGACCCAGTTAGCTGCACTTACCAGCTGTTTGGCCAGTTTTTCATTCAGCAGCAGCTCGCCCTGTGCGCTGGCGTCCGGTTCAAAGCGCAGGTTGCACTCAATTTTACCGCGCGTCAGACGGGCACGAATGCGCTCACGCACGACCGGTTCAAGGCTGCGGAACTGCTCCGGCATACGGAAGTAGGTTTCCAGATAACGCTGGTTAACCGAGCGCAGTTCCCAGGAGGCGGAGCCCCATGTGCCTTTGATTTCCCGGCGGGCGTAGGCGGTCATACTGCGGATCATAGACGTTCCTGTTTTTAAAGAAGAGATGGGGGGATTATAGCTTTCACAGCCCTTGCAGGATAGGAATAAGCTCGGGAAGTCCGTATAATGCGCAGCCACATTCGTCATCGCCGGAGAAATCATCATGCGTCCAGCAGGCCGTAGCGTGCATCAGGTACGTCCCATCACCCTGACCCGTCATTACACAAAACATGCAGAAGGCGCCGTGCTGGTTGAGTTTGGTGAAACCAAAGTGCTCTGTACCGCCACCGTTGAAGAGGGCGTGCCGCGCTTCCTGAAAGGTCAGAGCCAGGGCTGGATCACGGCCGAATACGGTATGTTGCCGCGTGCCACCCACACCCGTAACGCTCGTGAAGCGGCGAAGGGGAAACAGGGCGGCCGTACCATGGAAATCCAGCGTTTGATCGCCCGCGCCCTGCGTGCGGCGGTCGATCTGAAAGCGCTTGGCGAATTTACCATTACCCTCGACTGCGATGTTATCCAGGCCGATGGTGGCACCCGTACCGCGTCCATTACCGGTGCCTGTGTGGCGCTGGCCGACGCCCTGAACGGCCTGGTTGCCGCCGGCAAACTGAAAGCCAGCCCGCTGAAAGGGATGGTTGCAGCGGTTTCCGTCGGTATCGTCAATGGCGAAGCGGTCTGCGATCTGGAGTACGTTGAAGACGCGGCGGCAGAAACCGATATGAACGTGGTCATGACCGAAGATGGCCGTATGATTGAAGTTCAGGGCACCGCCGAAGGCGAACCTTTCAGTCATGAGGAGTTGCTGACCCTGCTGGCGCTGGCCAGAGGGGGGATCGAATCCATTGTCGTCGCGCAGAAGGCGGCGTTAGAGAATTAAAATTGAAGGCGACTTAAGAGTAACTTGTTTTTTTCATTATCCATATGAAAAATAAAGGATTATTTTTCTTGCTGTCCACCGATTGACCATATCGACAAAAAGCCCCGTTTCTTGCGGGGCTTAACTCGAATACTTCCAGCCCAGGAAAGTCGGGTGATACCTTGGTTGAGGTTAATCGTAGAATGCGACTATTTTTTTTGGGGGCGTCATATGCAGGAACCCGCGGGGACTCCGCTACACAAAGCAATGTTTGGTGGCATCAGGTTTATATGTGATCCTGACTTGGCACCGGACATAGAGAGATACTTTTGTAATGAAGGCCTTGAACTTTCCCGTTCGGTTTGCTTTGCGAGTGGCATTGCGGATAAGCTTGACCTTGTTTTTAAGGTTGCCACTCAGGCAAAAGATGTTGCGAGGTCGCTGATGGGATTGCTAAACAGGAATGACGTTGAAATAGAACTACATCTCAGTACCGGTGATCGCGAGCCTCAGACAGCTATTGTCAAGCTTCGCGATGTGAAGAATGTGGAGGCATGTGAACGCCTCGTAGATAAATTAGCTGGCGTTATTGTTCGGCACAGGCAAGGCGATGACACTCAATAGGATAAACCCCGCACCAATCGTTGCGGGGTTTTGTGTTAGAGCGCCAGATTCAACTGCTCCCTTCCATAGTGAGACGCTGGAAAGGCATCACGGGGGATAAAATCGGGCGGCAACGGAGCAACGCCAGCGCGTTTTGTTACCTCCCTTTCCACGCTGTTTAACGTGGTGAACGACCGGCTACATTCCAGATTCTGGCACTGGTGATATTGCCGGATCGTCATATCGGTTATTTTACGGCTGGTACGGGTGCGGGCCATAGCGCCGCAAAATGGACATCTGAACATAATGATGGCTCCCCTGTGGGAGTTGAACTCCATTTCATTTTATTCAGTTTCCGCTATCCAGTCAGGTATTTTTGCTTCCAGCTCCAGCCGGGTGGTAAAACCGCTGTCATCTATTACGTGCTCAGCACGCGCAATAATCCAGTCCTGATTGTCTATTTCATCCTTAAAACCGCTAACCATGACGTGCATTTCGGGGTAAAGCTCAGCGCGGCCACGCGCCAGGGTGATCGAAAACTCTGCTGCACCACGCTGAAGCTGTTGCCACTTTGCCGCCGCCGCACGTTTCGCCGCCTCTTCATTCTGGTAAGTCTTGCGCAGCACATAGACGTTACCGTCTGCGCCCTCCATGTAATCGCCCTCACGGCTGCTGCTCTTCTCTTTTTTAGGCTTTGCAGGCTTGCGACGCTTAACACTGACCTTTTTCTTTTTGCCAAAATTGAGATCCAGCCAGTAAGCCCTGACGCCGGTATACGCATCCCGATCGGCAATACGGAATCTGTGCCGGTCGCCACTCGTGCGGTCAATGCTGGCAGAGGGTAGCGCCTTCCCGTCAGCGGTCACACCACCACCCGGCAGGATAAATAGCAGACTGCCGTTCTTGACGGTGGCAATTGCGCCCAGCATTTCCGCCATGCGGGTAAGGAATGACATATCGCTTTCCTGCGTCTGGTCGGCGTGATCAATCTCAATATCCATGAGCATTTCACTGATCTGCGCCTTCAGTCCGTAGCGGTGCGCTATTGCCGACACAACGCGCTCAACGGTCACGTCATGCCATGAGACTTCGCGCTTTACGTTAAACTCTTCACGAAAATCAGCGCTGCGGGCAGTAACGCCAATGGTATCTGCCGGGCCTTCGTGGGAAACCTCGTCAACCGTATACAACCCCTTGTAAGTCAGCGGTTCACCCAGCCAGCCGAATGATACGGCAAGCTCTGCCCCGCGCGGCGGCAGGGCAACCATACCGTCACTGTCATCAATGGATATTGACAGCTGATCGGCATCAAAACCCCTGTTGTCCGTCAGTGACAACGACATGATCCGATCATCAAGCTGCGTCAGCACCTTGCCGCCCATCGTAATGCTGAATCCCGGACTTTTTACCGCCTCGGTCAGTGAATCGTTATAACTGCTTACGGCGTCGTTAAGTGATTTGGTCAGGTCTGTAAGTGCCATGCTTCCCCCTTCTTACGGCGAAGGATCCCACGCGCGCGGGAGAGACTAAATCGGTTTTTGTTGTCGCCATCCGGCCAGACCCGCAATAGCGTGAGTGGCGGTCAAACATGAGGGATTATCACTGCGAACTCAATAACGTAATGGTGGCTAACATGTCAGAGACACGTTTCCACGGTGTACGCGTCCGGGAGAATACCGACCTGGTAACGGCCATCAATGACATTGAATCCAGTGTCATTGGGGTAGTTGCCGTGGCGGATGATGCCGACGCGGAAACCTTTCCCCTGAATACCCCCGTGTTACTGACGCGGGTTAACAACGTGCTGGGTAAGGCGGGTAAAACCGGCTCCCTGTACAAAACGCTTAAAGCCATCGCTGACCAGACCAGCCCGAAGGTTATCGTTGTGCGCGTGGCAGCAGCCACGGAAGAGGAAGGCGCTAAAACGCAGTCGCAGCTCATTATGGGGGGCACAGCAGAAGACGGCAGCTATACCGGCATGTACGCGTTTCTGACTGCCGAACAGAAGGTGGGTTATCGTCCGCGCATTCTGGCCGTGCCGGGCTACGACACGGAAGAAGTGACCTCCGCGATGTGCGTCATTGCACAGAACCTGCGCGCATTCGTCTACGCCAGTTGCTATGGATGCAAAACGATGGCTGAAGCCACCGCATATCGTGCGACCTTCGCCTATCGCGAGCTAATGCTTATCTGGCCTGACTTCATCACCTACAACCCGCTGACAGGAGAAAACGAAACCTTCCCGGCCCCGGCCTATGCCTGCGGCCTTCGCGCGCTGATTGACAATAATCAGGGCTGGCATAAATCGCTTTCCAATGTGTCGGTAAGCAACGTGCTGGGTATTTCTCAGGATGTTTTCTGGTCGCTTCAGGCCGAAGACAGCGACGCGAACGAACTCAACAACAAGGAGATCACGACACTCATCAAGCGTAACGGTTTCCGGTTCTGGGGCAACCGCGTTACAGACACCAAAGATTATATCTTTGAGGTTTATACCCGTACGGCACAGATTCTGGCTGACAGTATCGCGGAGGCGCAATTTGAATCAGTGGACGAACCGCTAACCCCGGCCAACGTCAAGGATGTGGTCAGCGGCATAAGCGGTAAGCTCAATTCACTGGTGACGCAGGGACGGCTAATCGGCGCTGAATGCTGGTTTGATATCCTGGATAACCCGACAACCGGACTTCGCCAAGGTCAGGTGCGCATTCGCTATAAATATACGCCGGTTCCACCAATGGAAGATCTGACGCTCTACCAGACCTTCACCGACGAATACTTTGAATCGGCGTTCTCTTCGCTGGGAGGTGCATAAATGGCGGTTCCTCACAAACTGCGCCTGTTCACCTGCTTTGTGAACGGCAGCAACTGCATTGGCAAAGTCTCTTCCGTGACGCTGCCAAAGCTGACCCGTAAAACTGAAGATTTTCAGGGCGGCGGGATGATTGGCTCTGCTGCGGTGGATCTCGGTCTGGACAGTGGTGCACTGGATACAACGATGGTGGTTGGCGGTCTGGTTCAGTCGTTTTTGCTGAACTACTGCGGCGATATCGACGAGACCCGTTTCCGCTTCGCTGGTGAGTATTACACCGATGGCGAAAGCCTGCTGGTTGAGGTTGAACTACGCGGCCGCATCACCGAAATGGACGGCGGCGAAAGCAAGCAGGGAGAAGACACCTCCGTCAGCTACACGATGAAGAACACCTATTACAAGCTCACTATCGACGACAAGCCGCTGTTTGAGTTTGATCTGCTGAACTTCATCTACAAGAAAGACGGCAAGAATATCTACCCTGACCGCATTACGTCTGCGCTGGGAATGGGTAACTGATTAACCTGATAAGTGGCGGCACACCCGTGCCGCCTGGAGCATTCAACAATGAGCAAGAAAACTGATAACACCATTACGCTGGCAAAACCCGTTGTTCGCGGCGATGAAAAAATTACTCAGGTAGCGATCACGGATGAAATCAAACAGGCTGGCTCCCTGCGCGGTCTGAAGCTGGTCAACGTGATGAATATGGATGTGGATTCGGTGGCGGTGCTGCTGACCCGTGTAACGTCACCGCGCCTCAAGCAGACCGAAATTAACGAAATGGATACCCGCGATTTCGTCAGCCTGTCAGAAGCACTCGTCCCTTTTTTGACGCCTGCGGGGTCTGGAGCATCGAACGAGGCGGAGACGGAGAATCAGTAACACTCCTGCGGTTCGACCTGATCGACGATCTGGTTGCTGATATCGCGGTTGTTTTCAACTGGCCGCCCTCTGAAGTCTTCACGATGGAACTGGGCGAAGTCATAGCCTGGCGTGAACGGGCGGCTGTCCGAAGTGGAGCCAGTGAAAGTGAAAAGCCTTAATATCCGCGTCGCGTTCAGCGCGATCGATAAACTTACCCGCCCGGTCAATGCCGCCCGCCAGAGTGCGGGCGGTTTGTCTGAATCCCTCAAAAAAACTCAGTCCAGCATTAAAGATCTGGACAGCCAGTCCCGCACGTTCAACCGCCTGCGCGACAGCGTGCAAAAGACCTCCCGCAAAATTGACGACGCCAGCCGGACGCTTGAAGGTCTGAATCAGGCGCAGCGGGAAGGCACACAGCTTACAGACAAGCAAAAAGCCCATATGGCAGCGCTGGCCGCAAAGCTGGAGCGCCTTAATTCTGCACGCACGCAGGAAATGGTTAAGCTACGCGCCGCCTCACAGGCGCTGCGCAGTCACGGCGTTTCACTTGTCGGCAGCGATCGCACCATTCAGAGCGCCATACGCCGCACCGAACAATACAACCAGACGCTTGAGCGTGAACGGCGACAGCTTGTCGCTGTCACGCAGGCACGGGCGCGCTACGACCAGATGCAGCAAACGGCGGGCAAACTTCGCGGCAGTGGCATGATGGCCGTTGCCGGGGCCACTGCTGCCGGTTACGCAGCGGGACGCTTCTTATCCCCCGCAGTTGGGTTTGACCGTGAAATGTCCCGCGTGCAGGCGCTGACCCGCATAGATAAAAGCTCCGTTGACTTTTCCGCACTCCGTGAGCAGGCCAAAAAGCTGGGCGCTGAAACGCAGCTCACCACTACTGACGCTGCCAGCGGTCAGGCGTTTCTCGCTATGGCCGGCTTCACTCCGCAGGCTATTCAGGCCGCACTGCCTGGCGTACTCAATATGGCGCTGGCCGGTGGCATGGATTTAGGCGAAAGCGCCGATATCAGCTCAAATATCCTGTCGCAGTTCCGTCTCGATCCCAAAGAAATGGATCGCATCAGCGACGTATTAACTGGCGCGTTCACCCGTACTAACACTGACCTGCAAAATATCGGTGAGGCGATGAAGTACGCCGGGACAGGTCTTTCCAATCTTGGTGTCAGCGTCGAACAGACCACGGCCATGATCGGCGTAATGGCGAACGTAGGCCTGCGCGGGAGTATCGCCGGTACAGGTTTGCAGGCCACATTTTCACGCCTTGCCGCACCAACCGGCAGGGCAAAAACCGCGCTTAAAGAATTGGGCGTAGAAGTCGCTGACGCAACGGGGAAAATGCGCCCTGCTGAAGTGGTTCTAACCGATCTCTATAAAAAGATCAGCAAATACGGGGATACCGATAAGCTCTCATTCTTCAAAGATATTGCCGGTGAAGAGGCGTCAAAGTCATTCCAGGCTCTGGTTATGTCGGCCGGGAGCGGCGAACTTCAGAAGCTGCTGGGTGAACTGAAAAACGCCAAAGGTGAAGCACAGAAAGCCGCCAAAATAATGGCGGATAACCTTGATGGCGATCTCAAAAATCTGGACAGCGCCTGGGAAGGCTTCCGCATCCAGATTAACGATCTCGTCAACAATCAGCTTCGCAGCCTGACTCAGGGACTGAGTGACGTTGTGGGGAATATGACGGAGTGGGCTAAGGAGAATCCGAAGCTTGCACAATCCCTGCTGGTTGTCGGTGGTAGCGTTCTGGCACTGACCGCAGCCATTGGCGGCACATCGCTGGCGATCGGTCTGCTGATGGGGCCGCTGGCTAAACTCCAGCTAGGTTTTACCCTGTTGACGGGAGGCAGAGGCATAGCCGGAACGATTGCCGCTCTGCGAACACTCGGCACAGCTTCCGGCCCGGCAATGGCAAGCGTGCGCGGATGGGGGCCAGTTCTCGGTTCGTTAGCAGGGAAAATGCGGGGAGTTTCAACCATCATCCCCGCTATGCGTGGCGCACTGATGGGGGTATTTCTTGCACCTGGTGCCGCGCTGGGTGCGCTGACTAAAAACCTCGGAATGCTCGCCCTTCGCCTCACAGGTTTACCGGCCATATGGAGCATGATCACTGCTGCGGTGTCCATGCTGGGTACGGCGTTGTCCCTGCTGTTTAGTCCGATTGGCCTGATAGTTGCGGCGTTTGTTGCAGCCGGGGTTCTCATCTGGCGGTATTGGGAGCCTCTTAAAGCATTTTTTGCAGGTGTATTCACCGGCATCATGGAAAGGCTGGCCCCATTACGCGAGACCTTCGCGCAGTTCAGCCCCATATTTGATGCAATGAGTAACGGTATCAGCCAGGTCTTTAACTGGTTCAAATCTCTACTTTCCCCTATGGAGTCCAGCAAGGAAACACTGGATAAATGCGCCAGCGCCGGTGAGGTATTCGGTAACGTTCTGGGTGGAGCGCTCCAGCTTGTTCTTACACCCGCGAAAATGCTGCTGGATACGCTGGCATGGATACTCAAAAAGCTCGGCGTTCTGCCTGATGAGGCCGAAAAAGCAAGGAAGAAGATCGAAGACGCACAGCGCATGGCCGTACTTCAGGACAAAATAGCTTTTCTTCAGGGTGATATTGCTAAGGTTGCGCCGAAAAAAGTTGAGGTGAAAAACGTTCCGCCTGGCGCACCGCAGTCAACATCACCGCTGACCGGCGATAACGGCACTATGCGCAGGTTGCAGAGCATCGACAGCAACACCAAAGCGACAGCCGACAACACGAAGAAGATCGGCCCCGGCGATATCGTGTTTAAAAACCTGCCGCGTGCGCTGGCCGTTCGTGGGGAATGGAAGGAATCGCGGCGGGCCAGCACGGTCAGGAACAACGGGTTAAGCGCACGCCCTGCAGTGGTAGCGGCATCGCTTCCCGTTAAACAGGCTGAACTTCTGCCAGTCAGCCGCAGCGCCAGCAATATACCTGTTGCCACTGGCGGCTTTACGGGCGAAATCCATGTACATCTGCACGGCGTTGACCGGCAGGACGCGCGCGAAATTGGCCGGATTGCCGCCGACGCGGTGAATGCCGAAATGGCCCGCCTTGCGCGGCTCAATCGCGGCAGCTTCAAAGACAGAGATTAAGGGGATGCAACATTATGATGATGATATACGGGATGTTCGTTTTTGAACTGAAAACGCTGCCTTACCAGCAGTTGCGCCATTCGCTTAACTGGCGGCATGTGAAAAATGACCGCATCAACCGATCGGCAAAATGGCAGTACATCGGCGCTGGTGAAACACAGATCAACCTTGATGGGGTGCTTTACCCTGAAATTACGGGCGGCGACGTGTCTCTTACCGTTCTGGCAACGCAGGCATATACCGGGCGTCCCTGGCCTTTAATCAGCGGCGCAGGGCAGATTTACGGCATGTATGTGTTGACCGGGCTACAGGCCACGCATACGGAATTTGACCGCTACGGAAAAGCAAAAAAAATAGAGTTCTCGATCAGCTTTCAGCGCTGTGATGAAGATTTACGCGAACGCCTGCAAGCGTCGTCCGTTGGCGATCTGCTTTCAGGGCTGAAGGATAAAGCCACATCCGCCTACAACTCTGCCAGTAGTACGCTGTCGGGCCTGTTCTGACGGCATCCACATAAAACTAAAGCGGGCATTTGCCCGCTTCATCTTCTGGAACACACCGCCATAACTGACAGTGCTACAGCACCGTTAAAAATGACGGTACTCGATACATAATGCCAGAACGGTTAAAACCGGCCATGCGTGCCGGAACGTGAATTTATTCCGGCTTATCCGGCCAGGTGATATCCGGCGCTTTCGAAGTATCTACCGCCTGCACAGCTTTGATGTATTTCATCCAGGCTATCAGACTAGCTTTGTCTTCATCGCTGATAATGTCTAACTGTAGTTCGGTCTGCCACAGACTGATCGTTGTTTGCGCCTCAAGCAATAGCGCTTTTTTTTGCTCCTCAGCCGCAGCTATCTGTTCATCTTTTGAAGGTGGCGGAATATTCATCCACGATGGGTATCCACTCTCATCTGGCTTACGCTCTTTGCCATCAGGCGCAAGTGCGGAGAATTCTTCATAGACGCTATCTGCCACTTCAAAGGCATCATCAGGCCATGATCCAGCGTTTTCATAGTCTGGTTTCATACTTACGGGATAAAACGAATTCGTTAATGCTGAATACATGTAGCTCATTTTTATGCCCCGATAGCCAAATAAAAACCGTTAACATTTCCAGCGCCAGAAGCCGCCGAGCGAGTGAGGGTAAAACCCGTTTTACTACGATTTGTAGTCCCATATGGCACGCTCGCAGCGCCAGTATCCGTAACAAGAATCGCAAACACACTAGAAGGAAAAGCGATCGGAAATGTCACATCACCGGCATTAACCCCTGCCGCCATCCCGCCCATTCCCCATTGAATGACCATTCCTCCAGGTAGTTTTTGCCAGCCATTGCCTACCAAATTTCTGGCAAACGTAGCCATATCAGGGATCTGATTGACACCCACGCCAACTGCCCTTTTCGATGCCTCATCTAATCCCAGATTACTGAAAACGGAAGCTACTGATTCTGGGCCAGCATCAGCAATCTCTTTAAGGGCATTGGCAATCAGCAGGTATTGCTTATGTGGATTTGCAGCGTCAACATGCTTTTTCATGACGCCATCTGCATATGCTTTCACTTCGATAACAGCATCATCAACATATTTACGGGTTGCCAGCACTACGGACGGATCAATTTTCAGCGTTACCGCTTCGGTACTGCTGACGATCAGGATTACGCGAATGACCTGTACACGCCCGCTGCCTTCCTGCAACTGCGGTTTATAGGTCTCTGCGCAGTTGGCAACCGCAATCATATCGCCGTCTTTATCAAACAGGCCGATTTCACGGATCCACCACCCGCCCACGTCTTCCGGTATGACCTGTTCAGCAATAATCTGGTTGGTGTTTACCGGGTCAATTGTAAGCATGTTCAGCTGCGCACGGCGCAGCTCATGCGTCAACGCGGTTTGTGTCGGAGTCGGTGTTGGTAGCGCGCCGTTGCCATCGCCTACGGCCATCTGGATGATCTCAACCTGCGTACCCAATGCCGTGGCGTTTGCCAGTTTTGCCGCCCCGATATTGGTTAACAGGGCAAAATATTTAGTCGCCAC